ATTATCTAATTCACAATCAGCTAGAGATTTTACTGGAAATTTAGGATTGGGTGGTAAAGCTTTATCTAATTATTATAATAAAAAAAATAAAGAAGACGAAGAAGAATTAAAAGAAAAAAAACCAGCGCTAAAAGAAGGTGGTATGTCTTGCCCATATAGACGAGGTGGAAAAACAGGGATACAAGGTGTAAGTAAGATACAGGTTAAAGGACAAAAATTTACAGGAGTTAAATAATGTTACCAATGTTAAGTGCAATTGCTCCATTAGCTAAAATACTTTTTAATACAATAGAAAAATCAGTACCCGATAAAGATTTACAAGCAAAATTAAAAGCAGAATTACAAACACAGTTATTACAATCTAATACACAAGAACTTCAAGCAGCTGCTAGAATTGTAGAAGCAGAAGCTAAAGCTGGATGGTTCGCATCAAGCTGGAGACCTCTTTTAATGTACGTATTAATTTTTATATTAATATGGAACTATGTATTAGGACCAGTACTTCTATTTTTATTTAAAGCTTCTATAACTATAGAACTTCCAGGAGACGTTTGGACCCTTTTGCAGATTGGTCTTGGAGGGTATGTCGTAGGGCGCAGTGCGGAATCAGTTGCACGAACGATGGCTAATAAACAACAGCCAAAAGAACAAGAGAATGGATAATGTTAGATAGATTAAAAGATCTAATTGCAAATAATTTCATTGCAAAAAAAATACAAGAGAAAAATAATATTTTATTAAGAAGCCGTAAAGAAGTAGAAATCAACGGCAATGGTACTTCTGGTTATACAATAAAAGAAGGATCTCATAAGGGTACGGTTTTGGGACACATTAAGATAGAAAAGAAGATTATAGAATAATGGATATATACGAATATATCAAAAAGAAGATAATTGCTCCTAAATTGAGTAGTTTGACCCAAGCCACTATATCTGGTGTTGACACCTTTGATAAATATCAATATATAGTAGGTCAGATCAAATCACTTAATGATTTGCAACAGGAACTCACGGACCTGCAAAAAAAACAGGAGCTTATAGATGAAGACGACGACGAAAGAGGAGATACCTCCTCTTAAAGAAGGCCTTTTAGATGCCTATAAATCTGAAGAAGAAATAAAAAAAACATTCCTAGATCCAGAATCATTATCAAAGTCTGCTTTGGATAGATTACCAAATCCGACTGGCTGGAGAATTTTAGTTTTACCGTGGTCAGGCCCACAAAAAACTAAAGGGGGAATTATACTGTCTGACAAATCACACGAAATGATCCAAGTAACAACCGTTGTTGGTTATGTACTAAAAATGGGTGATCTTTGTTTCAAAGATGAAAAAAGATTTCCATCAGGTGCATGGTGTAAAGAAAAACAATGGGTAATGTTTGGAAGATATGCTGGAAGCCGTTTCAGGATTGAAGGTGGCGAAGTTAGAATATTAAATGATGATGACATAATCGGAACCATAGGGGATCCGCGAGACATCGAACATACATTTTAAAGGAGATGTAACATGCAAGAACAAAAACAGGAGCTGAACACAAGTGGAGAAACTGATGTAGTTGTAGAAACAAAAACACCAGAAAAAAAACAGACGTTAATAAATGAGCCTATAGAAAGTATGGGTTCAGAAGTTAAGAAGCCGGGAATAGAAGGCATCACAGTTGAACAAGAAGTTGATGCACCAGAAAAATCTGAAACTTCTAGACCAAAAAAAGATAATTTAAGTGAACATACGGATTCTGTTCAAATAAGAATAAATCAACTTACACGCGCGCGTAGGGAAGCGGAAAGACAAAGAGAAGCTGCAGTTCAATATGCAAAAGGAGTACAGAAACAATTACAAGATTTGCAAAAGAATTACAGTAACTATGATGCGCAATATGTAAAAGAATTCGAAGCAAGAGTGAATGCAGAAACTGCATCAGTAAAAACTCAACTTAAGTCTGCAATAGAAAATCAGGATGCTGAAGCTATTATGCAGGCTCAGGAAAAGTTAACTGGTTTAGCTGTTCAAAAAGAACGTGCTAATTTTACAAATGCTGAGAGGGCTCTTCAGTCACAAAGGACAGAAGAGGTAAAATCAACAAGTGTAGATCAGCAAATTGCTAATAATTTACCAGCTGAACCATCAAGAAAAGCTCAAAAATGGGCTGAAACTAATAATTGGTTTGGTAATGATAAAATTATGACAAATGCTGCATATACAATTCACGAAGATTTAGTAAGTCAAGGGTTTGACACTGAAAGTGATGAGTATTATACTGAAATAGATAAATTAATGAAGGATTCATTTCCTCATAAATTTACAGATTTACAGGAGCAACCTCAAAGAAAGATCGTCCAAACAGTTGCACCTGCTGGTAGAACCAACTCAGGACGCAGGACTGTGCGACTCACCAAAGCACAAGTTAGTATGGCTAAAAAATTAGGGGTGCCACTAGAAGAATACGCTAAATACGTGAAGGAAGGAGCTTAATATGGAAGACATAAACAAAACCTCACGCGCGACAGACGAAAGATCGAAAACAGAAAGATCAAAACACTGGACGCCTCCATCATCTTTGGATGCACCAAAGCCGAAAGATGGATTTGTAAATAGATGGTTAAGATATGAGATTGCAGGATTTCAAGATACTGCAAACATGTCAAAAAGACTTAGAGAGGGCTATGAACTAGTTCGCTCTGAAGAAATTGAAAATGGATCTCATAATTTTCCGGTCTACGATAAATCTCATCGTTACGCTGGGTTCATTGGGGTTGGTGGCCTTGTTCTGGCAAGGATACCGATTGAGATTGCAAAATCACGCGCAGAGTATTTCGCAAGAATTACTCAAGATCAGATGAACGCTGTAGATAATGATCTTATGAAGGAACAGAATCCGGGTATGCCTATTAATATTAATAGACAAACTCGTGTAACTTTTGGTGGTGGACGAAAAAAATAATTTTTTTGTTATACCATCGTAACATAAATAAAAACGGAGAAAAAAAACTATGGCAAACGTAAATGAAAAGTTCGGTCTTAGACCGTACAGATCACTTAATGGAGCTCCATGGAACAATGCCCAAAACAGATATACAATAGCAAATAATCTTTCTACTGCTATATTTCAGGGCGATCCAGTAAAACCAACGACTGCAGGTAATGTAACGTTGGCACGATCAAATACATCTGATCGTATTGTTGGTGTGTTCAATGGTGTTTTCTATAATGATCCAACAACACAAAAGCCTACTTTTAGAAATTCGTATCCAGGTTCTATCGCAGCAGCAGGAATTACTGCATTTGTTGTAGATGATCCAAATACAATTTATTTAGTAGACGCAGATGCTGCTTTCACAAGAGCTGATCTGTTTAGAAACTACTCATTAACAGTGGTTACAGGAAATACTTTAACTGGTATTTCTGAAAAACAACTTGACGTTAGTGTGTCTGGTATTACTACAACTTTCGCGGTTCAAGCAATTGATATCCAAGAAGGCGCAAGTGACTCAGATACAACAACAGCAGGTGTTAATGTATTAGTTAGAATCAACAATCACTTCTATAGAAGTGGTACTGCAGGTATATAATAAAGGATAAAAAATATGGCTATCTCAAGACAACAATTGACAAAAGAGCTAGAACCAGGTTTGAATGCTTTATTCGGACTTGAGTACTCTAGATATGAAAACGAACACGCAGAAATCTACGTAACAGAAACTTCAGACAGAGCGTTTGAAGAAGAAGTTATGTTATCAGGTTTCGGTGCTGCTCCAGTTAAGCAAGAAGGTGCTGCGGTTGTATTTGACCAAGCAAACGAAGCTTTTACTGCGAGATACACGCATGAAACTATCGCTTTAGCTTTTGCTATAACAGAAGAAGCTATTGAAGATAACTTATACGATAGACTAGCTGGTCGTTACACAAGAGCATTGGCAAGATCAATGTCAAACACTAAACAAGTTAAAGCGGCTGCTGTGCTTAACCAAGCGCAGATTTCGACTGTAACTGGTGGTGATGGCGTTTCTCTTATCAATAACTCTCACCCGTTAGCAAACGGAAACACTTTTTCAAACGTATTAGCAACAGCTGCTGATTTGAATGAAACATCATTAGAGCAATCATTAATTGATATTGCTGGTTTTGTTGATGAAAGAGGATTAAGAATTGCTGTTCAAGGCACTAAAATGATAATTCCAAAAGAATTACAATTTACTGCTGAGAGAATTCTGAAGTCACCTCTTAGAGTGGGTACAGCTGATAACGATATCAACGCTATTGGTAATATGGGAATGTTACCTCAAGGTTACAGAGTGAATCACTTCTTAACAGATACAGATTCGTTCTTTATTTTGACTGATATTCCTAACGGTTTAAAACACTTTGAAAGAGCACCATTAAGAACAGCTCTTGAAGGTGATTTTGATACAGGAAACGTACGATTCAAAGCTAGAGAAAGATACAGCTTCGGCTTCTCTGACCCTAGATGTGTATTCGGTAACGGAAACTTACCTACATCTTAATAGTTAGGTTTGACAATCAAAGAAGGGGCTGGTGTTTACACTGGCCCCTTTTTCATTTATAATCATTTCACTATACTTAAATTAACTTCTGATCTAGACGCGTATAGTCGACGGCCTAGAGACTGGATTGGAAAAACTAGGAGAATATATCATGGCACAAACAACGTTTTCGGGACCAGTCACATCAAATGCTGGTTTCAATTCTGATGACACACTAACTTCAGCAGATCTTTCATCTGGAGGTTTTAACTTAACTGACTTTACTGTAAGACCAGCAGCAACTTATGCTGGAACAGTAGCGGCAGTTGTAGGAGCGGTAAATAAAAGAACTGCTAACACAGTAGGCGGTAATATGTTTGGAGTATATGCACAAACATCATTCAGCAACAATCCAACAAGCACAATTTCAGGTT